GATCCGTCCGGTGACGGTCCCTGGGTGTCGAAACGATTTTCCGTCGACCGCAGCATGTATTCCCCAATGATCTTCATGACCGGAGACGGGTCCTTGACCTTTCCGGCCAGATCGTTCAGCGCCTTGTTGACGGATTCGTCATGAACGGTGATTCTAATTTCCGGCATTTTCCCTCTTGCCTTTCAAAAAAACGCTTGACAAACGATATACAATGTATATCATATAGCCATGAAGAAAACGGAGCTTCTCCCCATCCGGGTCGATCCGGAAACAAGGCGCATGGCCGTCGAAAAGGCTGAAGCACTCGGTCTCAGCATGTCGGCGTATCTCCGCATGCTGGTCCGCCTGGACAACAAACGGGAGAACGACGAAGCAAAACGACGAGAGGAGTAACACCAACAGCCATGTGGGTTTTCACCAACAGGGGTTTTCTGTCCGTTGTGGAACATCGGGACGATTCGGAAACGATGGTCGTCCGATCCCGCTTTGCCGGGCACATCCGGGCTCTGTTTCCCAAAGCGAAGGTTCTCAAGACCCCGGAGGCGGATTATCTTTACCGGGCCTTTGTTCCCCGGCCTCTCGTTGTAGAAAAACTGTCGGCAGCGATTGAAGAAATCGACTATCCGAACTTCAAGAACTCCATCGGAGACGACCGGTACCATGACGCCTGCATGGACGTGTGGTCGGCCCTTTACAGGCACCAGAAAAGGACGTGAATAATGGAACAGAACGTCTTGAAAAAACGATATGAAGCATTGACGCCACTCCCGGAAACGGCAATCGGTGACTATACCTGGGTCGACCGGCTGCGCACCTGGGAGGATTTTCTTGAAAAAGGTCATGATACCGGACTCCTCTTGCGCAAACTTCAGATCAGCGCCGCCGATTACACCGAGGTTCGCGGCCTCTGTCCCGGCCTCCATGACCTTCTGCTGGAGGCATTCCCCGTCACGCCTGAAGTTCAGGTCGAACTTGACGAATGGAAGGCGGAGCTCGGTTTTATCGAATAACGTTTGCACTGGCCGTCCTCCCAACGACGACATATTCAGACTCGCCCTTGCCGAAATGCATGTACTTCCGACCCTGGTAATAGGTTTTCACCGTATCCTCCACGCGGATGCTCATCCTCACGCATTTTGATCCGCCAAACCCGTCAACATTGACCGTCACGGATTGGACCGAATTCCCGGAGAAAGCACCCTTCTTGAAATTCGAAGCAAATTCGCTTTTCGACATGAACCGAACCGCCGGAATCTCCTCATAGCCGTGCAGCCTCCTCATGAGGTACTGCTGAAACTCGTACTCCGCATCGAGGAGCGAAAATACCGTCTCCTGCGGCAGTTTTGCTCGCTGCAAAGACGTTCGTAGCCCCTCTTTCAACGTCGTCACAACCTCGCCTCTCGATGTCTGTCCCGAATGGTATTTCGTAACCTTACCGAACCGGGATTCCGCCCAGAGCTTGATCGTCGCTCCACCCTTCGTAGAAGAACTTCCAGACCACTCAGTAAATAAGCCGCGCAGCACTCCCCGGCCCCAATTGTGAATATTCGCCATCGCGTAGGCTTCAAACTTTCCGACCAAAGCCTCCACGTCCGTCAAAAAGTGGCTTTCTCTGGCTCCATTGATCAGGCCGTTGACCTCGTTCGGCTGCCACCGCGTGACGCCCCATTTTTTGAATTCCGCCAGGTGTTTCCCGAAGCCCTGGGGAACCATCTTGTTTTCGAGATCATAACGATCAATCAGCGCCTGACGCCGTTTCCAAAGGGTCTCCGTGAGATCGTTTATCTCCGCTTTGGCAAAGCCAGCCTGTTCAAATGCCTTTTTCACGTCCGTCTTTTTCAGCTTCAGCAGATCCTCGGCACCGTCCCGCTCCAGCCAGGCATTCTTGTCGAAAATGGCATTGAAGACGGATGCCGACTGACGGTTCAACTGAGCATCCCGCAACGTCTTCACCTCGGCAGGAACGGCTTCATAGGCTTTCGCTCCCCCCTGGGCGCGATACTTAAAGCTCCCTCCAGCATCGATCATGACCACACGTCCATTCTTGGCGAGCATGACGTTGTCAAACTCCAGGCCAACCACGTCCCAATTCTTGGTAAGGACGGAGGCGTGAAAGATCTTCGCCATTTCACCTGGGTGGCTGATCATGTCGGCGGCGCTCATAGCCTTCAAATCCGTCCTCCACTTACTCACCAGGGCCAGTTTTCCGTTTAGGTCCCGGAGGGTCAGTTCCGGCATCTCCACGCCGAGCATCCTGTGGATGGCGTTGGAGGCAAACTCTGTTCGGGCCTGGCCTTCATCTGCGTAAAACTTGACGTAATATCGCTGCTTGTCCGGGGCTTCATACAATCCTCCGGGATTCGATCCTTACTGGGCTTCGACCTTTTTCCAGAGAGTGGTGTCGTCAACCGATGCCTCTGCTTTCTTTTCCTTTTTCACCGTGCTGCGGATTCGCCTGGCGACCTTTGCCACCTCTTTGTCCTTTGCCTCGATCTCCTTGATCAGCGCCTGGGCGATGTCGTCTGGAAGCCGCGCCAGAGACCCTTCAAGGATGCCGTATTTCGCCTGGGTTGCCGTCCCGACGTTGTATCCCCATCCTTTATCGATCCCGACCGGCTCTCCGGTCTTTGGATCGATGGGGGAGGGCGGCGCTTCTCCTTTTCCTCCCGCTTTTGCCCGGTCAAAGTCTTCTTTCGTTGCCGCGAAGATCCTGCACTTGCACCCCCAGCCGTTCGGCACATAATGCGTCTTCCACCAGGGATCATCGTCTTTCAGTGTGATCCCGTTCCAAGCCAGATGGTGGGGCCTCGGAACCCGGCTGTCCCCGTGGCGATAGGTCAGATAACCGTAAAACTTTCGGATGTCCGGATCCTGGAGTTGCTGCCACCGTCCGGCTGCATAAGACGTCCGGATGTTGGTGGAATAGATGACCTCGCTTCGCCAGTTCCTCCCGCCTTTGTAGGACCATCCGTTCCTGGCGATGATGCTGTCGAAATCCTTTCGGAAATCTTCCAGGGTTATGCCCTGGCTGATGGCCTTGTCCACGGCGGTCCGGAAGTCGGTCAGCAAGTCTGCCTTGTAGGCTCCCGCGATCATGAACCCCTTTGCGTGCTGATCCTTCCAGAGATCCGTCCACTTTTCGGTCGGAATATTCAGCTTGTTTTTAAAGAACGATTCCTGCTCTGCGAAGGGCAGTTTAAATACTGATTCGATGGTCATTTAGACCCCCGTTTCGTCCTGGACTTCCGCCATGCCAGCCATTTCCGCCACGGCCATCGCCCGCGCGATCAGCACGCCAAGATCTTCCGGATCCATTTCTCCCCAAAGATCGATGATGCGGTCTCGTAGATCCGCGAGATCCCGCACGTTCGGATTATCGAGCAGGCGACGGATCTGATGCATGAAGCGTTCATCGGTTATGGGCATCGATTCTTCCGCCAGACGTTCAGAAATAAGGTCCGCATCATCAATTTCGCCTTCTGTGGCGATTTCTCCCGTCTTGGCTATGACGACCCTCATCCCAGGGCGTTCGCTTGAAACAGGCTTGTTTTTGGCGGCCAGTGGGGTCTTTTTGCCGGGTGGTTCAGGTTTGACATCGCCAAGCGGTGTCTCCCCTTTCTGAGGCAGGGGAATCTTAAACCGATCCGATACGTGTTCGGCAGACATCGGTTGCCCCATTTCCCGGAGGTTTTTATAAACCGTACTCAGTTTTTCCAGATCCTCCGCAGGTTCGAACATGATCTTGAACCAGGGCAGCGGCTTATCCCATCCGAAATTATAGCCAACCAGGGGCCGCACCATCTGAAACCGCACTGTCTTTTCAATGGCTTGACAATCGGCCTTCGTCAGATCCCTGCGGACCCGGTCCTGGGCGTCTTCGTTTCCCAACTTGCCCGGCGTACCTTCCGTCGTGGCTGTCTGGCCGAGAATGGCTTTCGACATTTGCCGGTCGCAGAAATTGGACAGGGCTTCGTAGATGTTCTCCGTCCCGGCATTTTTCATGGCCTGAACGAACTCGATCTCCGTGCTCTTGGAAATGATTCCGGCAGCGTCGGAACCTAATGACTGGATCGCCGCGACCAGGGCGTCCTTGTCTTCCTTGCTCGCGCCAGGATCATATTTACCCAGGCGAAGAGGCATGCCGAAAACCTCGGAGAAGGCCACCCAATCTTTCAGGGAATAATTCTTGAACAGGTACATCCAGGCGCATACACGCAGGACGCCAGAACGGGTGTCATAGCCGGATCTGGCTTTGTATCGATGATAAACCAGCTTGAAGGGCGGCATGATCTCCCCGTACACGGGCTCCACTTCGGTTACGACGCGGGGTAATTCAAAGCTCTTGGCCCACATGTCACCACCCCGGTCATAGAAAACGGCTTTCTTGGGGTGGATCCAGGACAGGCCTCCAATGACAGCCTTTCCGCCGTCGATCTGCCAAAGGATCTCGCAAAGGGAATAACCCTTTCCAATAGCGTCCAGGAGGTCCAGCAGGGCATCGTCAAAGCTGTCGAGGTTAAAAATGCAATCGGAGACAAAATCCCGGATTTTTTTATCCTCGGCAGACTCCGTCCAGGACGTCAGATCATAGTCCAGACCCAGGACGGCGTTCTTCCTCGTCTGCAATTCCGAAAAGAGATGAGTGTCTTTCTCCTCCATCTCCTCGAATAACTCAGCCTGCCGGTAAACGTCCCCGCCGTCGGCCTCTTTGAAAATGTCGGCCAGGCGCTGGGGGGTGAGTCCTTGACTCGGATAGGATGACCATCGGTCCCGGATCGTCGTCACGGCGATCTCGCGGGTCTCCGGCTGTTTCATGACCTGAATTTCTTTTCCGAATTGATCATATAAAGTTGCCATCACCAGGCCCCCTGCTGTGCAGCGAAGCGCCGCTTGTTGACGGTTTCGTATTCTACAGGCCCGGATTCTCCTTCCGATGTGGCAAACCAGGCTAATGCACCGGAAACCCCGGAATCTCCGTGCCGCTGCTTGTTGTCCTTGCCTTTCGTTTTCGTTTCCGGCAGTTTTGCCACTCCGCGCACGACCTTGAAGGCCCGGTGGTCCTCGATAATGTCGGCATCTTTCGGAAGCTGAATGGAACGATCCTCAAAGGCCGATTTGTATTTTGGCATGTGTTCCCGGTACCAGGTCTCGCTCAACATAACCTGGGCGATGCGCGAGGCTCCGTATTTCTGCATGGCCACTTCCGCCAGATACTGGCCGTTGCCTCTCGCGTCGAGCGCTCCGTAACGGAACCGGGGAAGGCGGTCGACAATGTAAAACAGCACCTGCTCCTGCTGTTTGAACGGGATGTTTCGGAGTTCCACGATAAATGGAGCGCGGAATGTGGCTGATTGCTGCTCGCAAAGAGGCGTGATGACCGTCAAGTCACCCGTCCGACCGAAGTCCTCCCCGAAATAGGAGGCACGCTTGGCATCCAGTTTTATCAACAAGGGCTTCAGGGTCTCATCGCACCAATCCTTCACTTCCGCGTAGCGGATGTGATCGGCGATCTCGGCAAACGCTTTCGATTGCTCATAACGGATGACCGGGATCTCATCGGAGAGGCAGGTCTCGATCAGCGCACGGGTCAAAAAGGTTCCCGTTCCCTGGCTCGGGATGCAGAAAAGCTCTTCATCGGCATCCTCCCCGTAGGAATCGATCATTCCTTGCCGCCAGGCCGCCTCTCCCTCTTCAGTCCATTCCCGGCCCAGGACCTCGCAGATCCTCCGGTAAAGACCCTCCTGCAGGGCGGCGTCAAAGTCCACCCGATGGAGGCTGTACGGCTTCTTCCCGGCCCGGATATCCTGGATGACGGAATTGAATTCGTTGACGTCCCCGAAGTGCGTGCTGATAACCCGGACCTGGCCTCCCCACATGAGAAGAGCCATCGCCGCCTTGAGCAGCCCGGCCAGATCGTCATGGAAAGCGGCTTCATCGATGACCACACGGCCCTGCTTACCGCGAAGGTTCGTCGGCCGGCTGGAGAGCGCCGTGATCCGCCAGCCCGATTCGAGGGTGATTTTGTAGGCCAGAATCTTCTTTTCCTGGACGATTCCGCCGATTTCCTCTTCGTCTATCTCCTCGTATTCCTCCATCGCCGACGCAGCCAGATTATAGGCCCGCGCCCAGTTGGCGCAGTCGTTGATGAATTCCAGAGCCATGTCCTTCGTGTAACCGATGTACCAGACGTTCCGTTTCTCGCCGCTCCCGGCTTCCGAGGCATAGAGGGTATCATCAGCCGCCTCGGCCCAAGAAATACCCACACGGCGCGATTTCTCGATGAATTTGACCGGAGATTGATCGGCGACCCAGCGGGTCTGATAGGGCAACAAAATGCCCGTGGCGGGTCTCGCCTGATCAAAATCATTCTGGAGGTTCACTTCGGTCATACAATCCCCAAGATCTTCTTCCGGATCTCCTCGGCGGTCTTTTCCGACATGCCGCTCTTTTTGACGGCCTTGACGACCTCTTCCGCCGCGTCTTTTGCTTTGCCTTTGGCCTCGGACATCCACTTCTTCTGGTCAACAGAGGCTTTACTCAGCTTGGCCACCATGATGCCCATTTTCGGGAATATCTTGGCGAAGGCCACCGGATCTGACGTCTGCAGGTTGACCAGGACATCAAATGCTTTTTCCTGCACCAGGCTGATCAGAGCGTCATTCATGACGCCTTCGTTGTCTCCCACGGCTTCTGATACGGCCCGCGCCTGCTCCGACGCGACCTTTATCGCCGCCAGTCGGTCCTCGAAGGCTTGCCCGTAGCGGTTGATAGCCGATCTGGAGATCTCGAATCCCTGCTCCTGAAGCCAGTCGGATAACTTTCTGTAATCGGAGAAACTCCCCGTGATCAGGCGTTTATCCAACTCCCTTTTGATAATGTCGGGCAGTTTCGTGATCTTCGATCTCGAAGGCATATCACCACCACTTCTTAGGCCGGGCGATCCCAGGACGGCAATCCACGGTATATTCCACGACGTCGATGCCGTGATTGTTGATCTTGGCTCGCCAGACGGGGCTGTCACGATGTGTTACCGCGACCAGCTCACGTTCCTCCAGGTAATCGAGTTCCCGGCGAACATCGTTGAGCGTCGCGTCCAGGATGACGGGTTCGATGGCGTTGCGGATCATGACCTCCGATGTGCCGCTCGGCTGGGCTGCATGCAGCGTTCTCAAAATGAGCCAGCGCATCTCTTCGCGCCGGGCTTTTTCAATATCGAGAGGGGGGGAATCCTTCATAATACCTTCTCCTTCAATCTTTCTATGGAGTCATACAGGCGGTCCAACTTGGCGTTGATCACGACTTCAAACCGCACAAAATCCTCTTTCCTGACATAGGAGAGAGGAAGATCTGCTTTCAGTTCGAGGAAGTCCCTCTCCACTTTGGAAAGTTTCGACATCCGTTCATCGATTCTCCGGTTGATGTCATCGCAATGGGCCTTGAGCATTTCCCGCAATACCGCTACGATAAGGACGCTCCAGGCCGCGATCAGCCCTGCCAGGAAAACAAATAATTGCCAGTACTCACCCAAGATTCCTGTCCCTCCTCTCCTTTTTTTCCTGACAACCGATGCACCGGACGGCGTTGGGAAGGGCCTCCAGGCGCGCCGTTTCAATTTCGTCTCCGCAGTCGCAGCATGGTTTGACATGCCCAGGCCCCGCCCCCTTCATTCCAGGGGCAGGGTGGCTGGCGCTTGTCAAAAAGGCGTCCTGTCTACCGGCAAAGTGAGCCCGGAGGGCCGATTGCCGGAAAAGCTCGTCATTTTGTTGGGCGACGTCGATCTCGTCCATTCACCACCTGTATGAGATGCTTCCCATGACTTTGGCATCTCCGCTCGTGTTCGCTTCCCCGTAGACGCCGAGATGGATGTTCCCGATCCTCATGAAATCCCACCGTCCGTATATGTCGGCCTCCATGCCGTTCTTGATCGTCACGCCGTACCGCACCCCGATCTCCTTCTTGTTTTCAAAATCGATGAAGGGCAGGGGCTGCTGCTTGGCAATGAGCTTCGATTCTCCGGTCTTCGTGTCCAGGACAGCGACGACGTTTGTTTTCCCTTCGTAGGGAGTAACCTCTCCGGTCGTGATGACCTGTTTGTCCTCGTCTTTGGCCACCTCGTCCGGCAGCTTCAATTTCTCCACAACCACTTGTTTTTCGAGGGTGACCACTTCCTTGACAGGAACCATAACCCTCTTGATTTTTGTCACCGTTTTTATTTCTGGAACCTTGACGTATTCCGTCCTCGAAATAACCGTCGGGTGCTGTTCCCGGTACCAAGCGACGACGGCGGCGGTTAATGCCAGCGCCGCCAGGATAGTCGCAATGATCGTCACTCTTTTCATCGTTCATACTTCCGACCCGCTTGACGGATCTTGTAGGGATACTCGATATTGACCCGGCACATATCCAGCAGCCCCTTTTTCATCTTGATCACCTTTCTGCTGCAGGCCACTTCAACCTTCTGATAATCGCAGGACCCTGCTTTCCGGATCTCCTTGTTCATCCGCTCCAGGCCGCCGTTATAGGCCCGGTAGGCGTAATGCCAGTCCTGGCAATCGATGTTCCGGTAAAGCCATCGGTCGTAAAGGATCAGCGCCCGGATCGACCACCGTGGATCGTAAGGCATGGGCTTCATCGAGACATCCCGGAGGGCCTTTTCTTTGCCCTGGATCCAGGTTGCCGTTTCCGGCATGAACTGCCCAAGACCCATGCCGCCATCGAATGCCGTAACACCTGCATCGCAACGGCTTTCCGTTTCGATCTGGCCCATGAAGTCGCTCGCGGGAGCGTTCATCCCGACGTGATAGCGGGCCTCCCGAACCACCTGGGGCCAGTATTTCAAACAGCGGTTTCCGGCGTCACAGACCGAGGGTAAAAGCCAGGATAAGAGCAGCGTAAAGCAAGCCGCGAAACACCATGACGCTTCGTTTCTCATCTCCGGAAAGGTCCTCCGTCGCTCCGTAAACGGGTTTAAAGAACACAGCCCAGACAAGTTCGGCAGTGGAGACACCGAGCAGGGACAGGCATATCTTGTAAAAAATGATACCCAGGGCGTTCGCTCCCTGGGTAAAATAGAGGATTGGCAGGACGACCAGGAGGATCAGGCCGAAACGGATGATGTATTTTTTTATCTCAGTCATCTTTCCCCCTCAACAGCATGGCCGCCGCGTCTCTGGAGACGTCGAGATCGTATTTCTCGGCAATGAAACCGGCGAAACGGTCTGTATCGGCAACCTTGTCCTGGGAATATTCCAACTGCTTTCGGTAGGCTTCCACCTCGGCATGCAGGCGGTAAGGATCATCGAGGAGGTAAAGGAGGCTGTGGAAGAGGATCAAAAGGCGATATGCCTGTTTGACGTGGGTGAGTTCGTGCTGCAGGAGACCTTCGTCATTGACATGCTTCGGGCGGATTCGGACGATCATGGCGTTGGCGCAACCGGCAGACCCCTCCGGGACGCGATCCGTATAGATCACGATGGCGGGAAGAACTTTGTAAATAAATTGAATTTTCATCTTTCGGTATCCTATGAAAGCCAAAAAAAAGAGGGCCACCCGTCTATGACGGATGGCCCTCTCAGGGGCTCTCAGTTTTCGCACCGGCAGGGTTTCAGTCCCGCTGGCCCTCTCAGGGGCTCTCGGTGTTTAAGAATTTAGGGTCAAACCCTATCGCATCTCCGCAGTTTTTGCAAGTATTTTTTCAATATATTGTGTAGTAACCCAAACCTGACCACAAGATCCAGGGCATTTGAATTCTAATTGAACATCACCTGCACATTGATGCCCCTTCAAATCCGCCAGTCGCTTTCCGCAACGCGGGCAAGGCAACGTAATTTCCCGGTCATGATCAGTTTTTTTTGCTTTAACTTTCATGTTTGTCCTCTCTTCCCATTGGAGGGGCCCGATATTTCCGCCTCGGGGCCGGGCGGCATGGCGTGTATTTTATCCACTGATCTTCTCGATCATCTCTTTCAATCGCCGTCTGTTGGTCTCGATCTGCTCATCCGTGAGATGGGCGGGTGGGACATCCTTCATCTTCGGCAACTGGACCGTCTCTTCCGCTTCCGGATACCTGCTCCCTGACATCAGGCCCGCTTCTTTCTTCCGCAGATCCCGCTCCGACTGCTTCCCGGATTCGCGCTCTTCCTTATCGGATATCCCGATCATGACCTTCTTCAGGTAATTATGGTTTTCCAGGCGCTCCTGAAAATTCTTGAGAACAACGATGTTCAGAGCCTCAGCAATCCCGGCATGGCTGATACTGTAGCGCTTCTTGTTGAACGTGAACGCTTCGGCCTGGAATACCATCTTCAGTACGTCCAAGATCGACCTGACCTTTGCGGCGTGCTTACTCATCGGGACGATGCTAAAAAGCTCAACGTAGGCCCATGCAAGATTGCTATATTTCCCAAAGACAGGCAGCATCTTGATGATGGCATAAAGGTCGCTGTCCGTTTTCAATTCCATAAAATCAATATCCTTCCTACAATAAGGACAGTTGTATTTCACGGTTACCCCCCCCCATGAATGCTTTCCCGACGTAACTCGTCGCTTAACTGCAGCCGCGCGAAAGTCTCCGGCTTCGGGCAGATCTGGCCACGACCTGGTCCATAAAATCCGTTATTGAGCGTGATGGTGTAGTCTAGGGAGCACTCGCCACCGCTGGAGCAAACTTTCAGGGCTCTACACCCAAAGCAGGTACGTTTTCTTCTTGGTCCCATATGCCCCTCCTTTTTACGGATCTCCGAACACGAGGTCCAGAGCACGCATTATTATTCCGCCGTTCTTTCAACCCATTGCGACATCCGGGCCTTCTCGGCAGGCCACTCATCCGACTTGCGCATTTTCATATACTGACGATACAGGCATTCCATCGTGCCGGTCGCCTGCCTGATCAGATGAATTCGCACCAGGGCCATACCGGTTTTGTCTTCCGGATCATCACCCTGGGACGGCGGGGTCTTCATGCCCTGATATTGGTATCCGTTGGCACGGGTCGTGAACTCAAACTCATCTCCCTCCCGATTGGCTCTGATGCGGGCTTCTATAACCATTTTCCCCTGACGAAGGGCTTCCATTCCTTCTTTCAGGTCGGCGTGTTCACCCTGGCAAACGACCTGCTCCAGGTACTCTCCCTCACCAGCAACCAAGGCAATTCGGCGAACAAAAAATACCGCTATGGGGTCAAGTCCGGACGGGTAAATGATGCCATCCCGTTCTTCAGCCTTGAACCATAGCCAGGTAAGAAATTCGCGCCGCATATACTGATCTCCAATGTTATTCGAAATATCACTTGAGGGGCGAAGAATTAGATTGAATGTTTTCATAAAAAAACCGACGAAGGTATCGATGGCCGGAATGGAAAGGCTGCCGAAATATACGATGCCTTCCTCGACATCCCAGATGATCTCGTAAATATGCGGTATGGGGGGAATGGCATGTTCTAGACCGATCATCACAGACTCCCGGATTGCGGTTCGCTGCTCCCTATAGAGCCTCTTCTGGCCGGTTTCCGCGAGTTTTTTCTCTTCTTCTTCTAGACAGCGCATTCTAACGATCGCTGCTGGAATCGTGCGGCGATCGATACGCATGGCGAAGAGCCGATATTGGCTTCCGTCGGTTAAATCGCCCAAAAACTTACCGTCTCTGGCGTTATCGATGCTTGTCCAGCCGATATTCTCATCTTTAGACTCCAGGCCGAGATCACGGAACGCGTAGGCTTTGATCTTTTGATAATATTCCGCCGCGTCAAGCATGGCCGCGCCACCATCGATCTTGAACTGTGATAACGATGCTTTTCCCTTCAAAATACTCATGATAAACCTCCCTTTATTTATGAAATTATATTGTTGATTCCCTTGATCGCTCGTTACCTATTCAGACTTTTGCTCGTGTTTCTGACAGTTCAGGTCAACCGATCCGCTTCCGAGATGGCCCTTTTCGGAAGGCCATACTGAATGGATTCCATTGATGGCACCTTCGATGAAATGCCGGTCGGTGCATTTATCCATTTTTGTGCATGTTCCGCAGCGCGTGTTCAACGAATACGACATATTTTCCTCCTTCATCTCAGATCAAGGGAATCAACAATATAATTTGATCATTTACTGAGTTGTGCGATTTGATTCCGATCCACCTCGACAAGGGCGGCGAGGAACCTCCGGATCAACTGTCTGTCAATCCATCAATGCAGTCACCGCACCCTTCATCAAATGCTGCATAAATTTCTTCAGATAGCGCCTGAAGTTCATCAAGAAGGTCTGGATCAGTGCATACGTATGCTTTCTTTTGGCTGAAAAACCTCGCTGCCATCCCCCCTCCTATGCGATCTCGCTCAATAACTTCTGAAATTCCGCCGTTTTTTCTTTCAACATGGTTACTTTTTCTCGTGGGACGAATATTTCTCCATAGGTGTGCTGGATCCTTCTGATCTCGGCCGCATACAACTTCGGGTCTTGGGAGATCCGGTCCAGAAACTTTGTCACGAGCTGCACCCATGCAGGTGTTCCGTCATTCTCGGGTAGGAAACGCATGTGCTCTATGACTGTTACCGTTTCCGGATCATCGAAGCCGAGGGTGTACTGCGCCATCATGTCCACAAACGCGGCTTTGCTTCCGCGACTGGCTTTCACCAAGCCTGTCATCGACCGACGGCGAAACGCGGCCTTGAACCTTTCCGCCTCTTTCGCATCACCGGGAAGGTAGTATCCTCCACCACCACCCGCCTCACACATGATAGGAAGGGAATGGGTCATGATCAGGTGATTGATGAGAGTACGGAGATCACGCTTACCCCTCTCCCCTCCGTCCTCAAATAGTGCGAATGCCATGTCTGCCGCTGAGATCGCCGCGATGCGACCACAGCCGCGCTTTTTCATGGTTTCAACACATTCCGCTTCCAGACTCGTGAGCGCGGCCTGGTGAGCACCTGTCCTCCTGTCAATTCCAAGATCTGAATTATTCATGTTGCCTCCTCTGCTAACATTTTATTAAAACTCCTTGATCTCAATTTGTATTTTGAAATAGCGATGATAGAAAGAATCGCCCACCCTTCCTTCAGGCCATACTTCGGGCCGTATAAAATATGGCTCACAGCGGCTTCGACCACTCGATGCGTATATTTGAGAGGCTTCCCCTCCCTCATTTGCTCACCGGAATATTTTGTTTCCAGAAGTTGCAGGCGATCCCCGCACTCATAGTTTCTGTCGTTGAATCGCAGTTCAAATCTCTTTGCCCCAAACCATAGGGCTTCAAAAGAATCATGATCTTCTTTCAGACGATGCTCCCTTCGTATCATCGTTCCTGCTCCTTGATTTTTCCGATCACGGCCAGCAGCCGCTCCAGTTTGTTGACGCTTCGGCACCAGATCAGGCTGTCAACACCGCAGATCTTTTTGATCAGCCCCGGCAGCCGCTCTTGACCGTTGTGGATTTCTAGGGATGCCTCCTGAACTCGGAACTTCAATGCATTAATCTGAGCATCAACTGGCTTCTGTTTCCGCGATTTTACCGGCCTCCACCCGTAATGCTTCAGATACTCGACCAGCTTTTCCATCTGTGGGATGGTCAATTCCTTCGCGCTGGTGACCTTCATCCCGGAGAGCATTGCCTCGTATTGATCCTCCGTCAGGCCCATATCCTTCTTGGCAATGTGTATTTTGGCCAGGAGGCCTTGCCTCTGTAGAGCGAGCGCATCCATTATTTCATGACCTCGACTCGAAAGCGGTCAGTGTTGACAACCCGATATACGGACTCCCGGCCATAACTGGATGATCGAGACCGGTATCCTTCGTGCTTTAGATGCCCAGCCTGCACTAATCTTCTGGTTAACTTGTCGATATAGTTTCGGTCTGTATCGGTCATGCGCTGAATGTCGGTCACCGAAAACGGATTGTGGAAACTGAGCAGGCGCATGGCCTTGAAGATCTTCTCCTGTACCTTTCCGCCTTCAAAACCGATCGCCGGCGTCTTGGAATAGACGTAGGAACTATAATTTTGTCGCCGTTTTCGTTTGTCGTTCTTCTTGGCGATCTCCCCGCGCTTGATGAAATCGGCAAGGCTGCTTCTCACCCTTTCTCGTCCTTTTCCGGGCGCAATATCCAGCGCCTCGCATAGCTGCGTGGGAGTGAAGGAGCGTTGTTGCGTCTCCATCCATGCCCGCATCCGGGAAGCCAAACCGCTCTTAGGAATTTCTGAGGACATTCTTCACCAACTCCTCTGTGATCTCTGCGTTGCTGGCCTTCATAGCGCGCTCGATGGAGATGGCCGCCGTCAGGACCGGTCTCCAGTCACCCCGACCGTGCTGCTGGATCAGGAGAGACACCTCTTGGGGAAGTTTGACGTTCAGGGATTGCTTGAAAAAGAAAGCGATGTCCTGCTGTGTCACCTGTGAGAACTCCATCTTTCGGCGGATCCGGCTGGCCAGCCTGCGCCGGGAAGCGATTTTTCCCTTCAATTCATCCTCGCCGATCAGCAGGATCGGACAGGAAAACCGTTCGTTCAAGTTTCGCAGCATTTCCAGGATGTTCATGGCAAGCAGATCGGCTTCGTCAATAATGATCAGCCGCCTGTCTTTGGCCATTTCATCGCCGATGACTGACAGGCAGGTATCCGACCTGGTAGGCCGGACCTTCGCCAGTTCGAAGGCGATTTCCCGGAGGACCATCGGCGGGGTCCTGGTATTCAGGGGCGGGATATAGACGGCGTCGGTGTGCGTCGCATGGTGCTTCGCCGCTTCCGTTTTCCCCCGTCCTGCCGGGCCGGTCACCATCGCCAGTGATGGTCCGATCAGGCTGGAACGGTCTGCCAGTTCAATGCATAGATCGTTGAATCTCCTCGTGTTCGCGGTCTCGATAAATTCCTGTATCATTGATTGCCCTCCTCGTTTTTTACATGGCAGCGTCTTCGCGCTCAAATTTCCACCGCGCCCGTTCCGCGTCCGACATCTTTGCTTCGTATCCGTCCACCCAGGTACGGTCTTCTTCCGTCAACTGGCCGCCAAGCGTTTCGTATTTCACGCACCACAAATGGCGTTCGCATTCCTTAAGGAAGAGGTTCGGTCGGGGAGGAAGAGGCTTGCTCGTCTTTTGCGGCAGGGTATTCATGGCTTCCAACTTGGCCACTTCCGCTTCGTATTGTTCTGGTGACAGCGGCTTTTCATGGGTGATCCTGGCCTGTTCCTGGCGGCGCTTCTCCTCGCCGATCCGGGCCGCCACCTTTTCCGTCTCCGGGACCTGCGAGTATTCCCGGAAGTCGGGGATGTGGCGGGTCAAGGCACGGAAATTTTCCGCGATCTGCTTTCGTCTGGCTCGTTTTTCAACGATCTTCCGGCGTGCAAGGTCATCATCCTTCATCGATGAATATTCAACCGGCGAGGCAGAGCAAAGATATTGACCGCGATGGAAGACCAGGACCATATCCGCCTCTATTGGATTGAACCGGATATCCACCCGTTCCCCATGAAGCTCCATCAGCAGATCGTGCTCATAGACTTCGCTGTCGATGCTGATTCTGCCCCGCTGAACGATGCGTGAGGTCTTCTTCAGGAAGATCAGGTCAGCCGCTTCGTCTGATATGCTCTTCGGACGCCAGCCGTCCTGGTAGCAGGATTTCAGGCAGTCCATCGGCGTGACTGCGGCCGGACGTGGTTGCCATGTCCATTCCTTTTTTACGCCGCGATGGGTCTTTTCCCGGTTGTAATAGTCGATGGCCCGGTAGCAGAGCAGGTAAAACTCGGAAGCCAGGAGTAACCGACCCTGGACGGCCAGCTTCATGGCCTCCTCGTGATCGATATCCTGGTTGTGAATGTCGTCATTCAGTCGTTTGACGCTTCCAGAAAGGCGGAACCTGCTCCGCAGGATGTCCTCGATCACGCTGAAGGTTCCTTCGATCATTTTGGCCTTCGCGTTCTTCACAATGGCTTTTTTATGCGTGCCTGGCGCGATGATCGGATTGATCTCCTCCGCTTCCATGTCCACCAGGTCAATCGGCGCATCGACGGTCAACTGCCACTCCATCCCCAGGGCCCGGATCTCTGACATGATTCCCTTCATGTATTTGCTCAATTCCGGCTTTCCGTTGTCGGTATAGATGCTGTTGAAGCATCCCCAAACCCGCATACCAATCCGCAGGGCCAGGCCGCAGAGGTGAGCATCATAATGATGATCGAAAGCCATCCCATAGATCAGGCGGGTCCGAAGGTCCTGCCACATAAAGCACTCAGCGCGAAAAACCTGACCGCTGTCGTCGTCCACCACCCAGAAGTCAAAGCGATGCTGGTCTCCAACCAACATTTCAAAGGGAGCCAGGTCGGAATAATCCCGGAGGATGGGAGGCATGATGTTGTCCAGGGCGCGCATGCCGCCCTTTTGCAAGGCCAGCATCGTGGGCGTTGCCCGCTTGTTGAACCACCAGACGGCAGATTCCTTACAGCCGATTCTCCAGGTCCGGCGCTGAGCCTCGATGATCAGGACGTCCTCGTACAGGGCCTTGAGGTCGATTTTGCGATGGGCGGGCTTCAGGCAAAGGCTGATCCACCAGTCCAGGGCTTCCGGCGTCCATGCTTTGGGATTGTCCCTGGTGGACTTCCGGTGCTCGACCCCGGCGATGCCGCATTTTTCGTATTTGGCCTGCCACCGGTAGATGGTCTGCCAGCCGATCTTGTTCTTGGCGGCGATATGCTCGATCCATTTGCGCTTTCCGAGCGCCCAACCTTTCGGGACGGCTTCCGTCTCCCGGAGGATCCCGAGGATCTCCTTGACGCGAGGGTCATGAAGAGTGTCGAGGGAGATGGCGCGATCTGGCGCCCAGGTATTTTCCCTTCCTTTATTATATAAGGATAAAGAACCGGCGCCGTTTCCTTTCCGTCCGGCAGTGTCGGGGAGGACCTCTGCGAGGGCCGGAAAAAGGTCGTGCGCCGGTTCAGGCGGAGCAAGGAGGGCTAAAGCGGTTTCAGCGGCGGCAGGGGAGAGGCTATTGATCATTTGCGGGATACACTGCTGTGATACATATCCTTTATTTATAAGTGCATTCTGTATCCGCGTTGAAAGGGTAGGTAACAGCCACCTTTTTCTGGTGCCGTTCTTGCCACTGCTTTTTTCTTCGGTATATGAGGCGCCTTCTTTACTCAGCATCATATTGGCGGCCCTTTCTGTGATTCCCAAAGCCGCCGCTATCTCTTTCGATGTGAATCCTAAATCCATAACTCACCTACCCAACGAGTATTTTTACGATTGTGGGTCCGAAATACAGGGCGGCCACGATGATAACGATCCAGCACATACGGTCGCACCAGGGGCTGTTCATCAACGCCTCAAACCAGTCCAGGGTTCTGTCTCTTATGATTTCCGGCTTCATCGCTCTGCCTCCATTTCTTTCAGGAAAACCATGCGCTTCCTCTTTTCCTGCTGTATCTTGCCGATCTCCTCCTCCAGCTTCATGATCTCCGCTCTAAGCGCCTCCGGTCCGGGTAGAACAAAGACGCCGACCAGGCGGCCCAGTATCTTCAGCGGTTCGCTGCAGCCAACAGCCTCACAGAAGGCAGGAAGAAAAATAGCCGGGAATCGGTGATTTTCCTTTGCTTCGCTGGTCCATGAGTCCAGCATGGACTTTGAGATGTCAGTGCCGGTCAGTTCCGACATCCGCCCGGCCACTTCCCAGCGAGAACGAGGGCAGCGCTTCAACGCCTCGCTGATTGCTTCACGGAAGGTCGTATCGATATTGAAGCTTCCGGCAGGCTTCTTTGCGCTTTGCTGTTCCTGGTAATTTTTCAGAATATCGAAGAGGGAAAGTTGATTGTCTAAACTATTTTTTGACTTAGCCATTGAAACCACCCGATTTTTCGTTTATAAGTAAGCCGTAAATTTAAATTGTGCGTTCAATACCGAACTCCATTAACCGACCCTTGCGGGCGCTTTCATAAAAACGGTGTATTGCCGAATGGGACATATGTTTTTCCGGGTTGTTCGGGTAAGCGGCCTCGATGGCTGTTTTGATATCTCTGAAATGCATACCCTGCTTTCTAAGCGTCATGACCATTTCTCTGATAGCAGGGTCCCGGAAGCCACCGATGAGCTTGTGGCTGAAATGATTCCACTTCCCCATCGGGTTTGGGGTAAGTCGTTTTTCTGGTAGGGTCGGTTTATTGTCCATGAGGGTCAAAATTTGATTCAAGGTGGTTTGAATGTCGGAAATGTCTCTTTTAATGTTGATAATCTCGGTTGCGATCTGGTCTTTTTTCATATGGCCCCCTCCTTCAATATATGGGGATGGATGTTTGATGATCTTATGCGCTTCCCCTGGCCCACTCAATTCTTGGTCTTCCTCGTCTCGGGATTCCGTAAAGGTAAATGGACGGCCAAATAATTTTGACATCTTTATTGATTGCCTCGGCTATGGCCTCATGGACTCGTCTGGACGTAACCCAACCGTGAATGCAGTCGGAAACGACACTCGGGCGGACGCCAACGGCTCGTGCGATGGCCGCCTGATTCAGACCTTTTTTCAGGATCTCTGCCTTGATATCTTCCGGTTTCATGTCGGATACCATGCGGGTCTGCATTTTCATTTTTTTGAATCTCCTGTGTTAGGCTGTTTTATAGACTGCATAAACGATATTATTCGCTTTGTCAAGTTGTTTTTTCGCTTCCCTATTGATTTTCCGGTGAATATTTATATGTCATTGATAAATTTACATAAACATACGATTTTCTTATTTCCTAATACGACTTCCTTATTGGGACAGGAATAAGGAAGTGAAAAAGGAGCTTATATGAGCGATGAAGAATTGAAAAAGCGGGTTAGATGGGCGATTAATCGTATATGTAAAAACCATGAGCACACCAATAAAACGCTCGCGCCTTTATTAGGCGTAAACGTGGGCACGTTGAGTAATTACAGAACGATGAAGAACCTACCTAAGGCATCGTTTATTATAAAACTTTGCGAATTATTTGAATGTAATAAAGAATGGCTGATGACAGGGAAAGGCCGCCCGTTTTACAAGACAGCAGATTTTTATGATGACGGAATCAATATGGAAAAAAATGAATCTCCTCCAGGTTCAGTACAATTTGATTCAACTCAAGAAGATTTACAATGTCATGGTATGGAATTTCGCATCTCCGACGCCATGACCATGTGCGCCCGCGTCTTAGAATCCGGCACCTCTTACGCAACGGCTTTATACTTGAATATCCAACACTTCGACCGTGCTGTTCAGGCTGAAACTGTCGTTAAAAAGTGCCAGGACGATCTTAAAGTCATGGGTGCTTCTATTGCTAAGATGCAGTCACGAATGGATGAATTGGAAAAAGAAAATAGGAACTTACATGAGGAAATTCGGAAGTTAAAAGGGAACAGTGGCGGCTCCGCGCCCATCGCCCTGGGAATGGATCATGCCGCCCCTACTGGTACAGAAGGTCAGGAAATCTGATACGGGTTTCTATCTAATGCCGCAAAGGGATTGATATGGCACTAATAAAATGCAAGGAATGTAGTGGAAAAGTAAGCAGCGAAGCGGAAAAGTGCCCGCACTGCGGTGCTCCAGTCATAAAAGAACAACCTCACGAAAGCAAAAAACCAGGGTGTTCTTCAAGATCGATCACAATCCTAATTGCCCTTATATTGTTATGGGTTATAATATTCAAATGTAAAGATGACGCACCGCCACCACCGCCGCCGCCACTAAAACCGGCCGCTGTAAAAACTGTGGACAAATTTTCACAAATGACAAGTGCCGATCATTTAGCGGAGGGAAACGCTGCTCTTCAAGATGGCTATAAGCCCAATAAAGATATAATGAAAACAAAGTGGGGGCGGATAGATGACGCCAAAAAACATTTAGCGGCCATCAATAGTAATGCCCAAGAGTATAATGAAGCGCAGAAATTATTAAAAGAGGTAAATAGAAGAAATGCTGAAATCAAAAAAGCCTCTGAAATTATTGCAAGAAAAGTTTCAATCAAGCTGCGTGAAGAGTTGTCAAAAAGGATGGAAGAAAATTTGCTAAAAAAGGGAATGGATGCCGAAGTTTATGTGAGTGGACTGGATAAAACCACGATGCGGATAAAGTATGTCCTTTTTTCGAGACCATTTATTTACAAACTGGTAAATGAAGGAGAATTGCTCGATAATTTAGAAAAATCAGGCTTCAAGAAGGTAATCTTTGATAATAAATTTGGGCAAACATGGACCTACACATTGAAAAAGGAAAAATAATTTTGTCGCACGTTACGTTTTTCTATCAACAGCTTTTCCAAAAAGATTGTCGCATGCACGCTTTACATGTCGGCACGGTACAAAATATTTCTATCTATGCATAGACATTAGCCTTACTTGTGCTATAAAGCGCGATTAGTCACGCATAGTCCAGGTCAATTCTTGTCTCATAATACGTTACTTCTCACAGGGGGTCATCTGGGGTAGCAGAATTTCACCAACTCTCCTTATTTTCATGAGTCAGCGCTATTCTGATTTTGCTTCCGTTTGCGATTGCTGCGGGACGCCATTTTCTTTGCGCGCTTGATTCCCATCATTCCCCTCTCCTGAAAGCCTATTATTTAGATTACCGGGCGTCCTTTGTCAGCGAAACGTTCGTTTATGTCACGCTTGTGTTTGGACTGGCTATGGTCAATTGGGGGGAGATGCGGTTTGCCGTCATGATCGATATCGTCGTTGCGGCGTTCATCGCCCTTTATTTGCTGTATAACGGCTGCCGCCTGTCAGCGGCGGCGTGAAAATGTAGCAAATGTGGCGGTTTAAAAATGCGAATGTAAAAAGGGGATAAAAGCAGCCGCCGGAGCAAGTCTTCCGTACCCGGCAGCTGCTTATTGTCCGGGAAGGTTTAAGTTTCTATAACCTCCTTCATTCGGTAGCTGTCTCCCTCAATCATGGAAGTTTCGGCATGGTGCAGGAGGCGGTCCAGAAGCGCGGCGGTGAGCGTGCTATCGTTGTTAAAGATTTCCGGCCATTTTTTAAAAACCCGATTTGTCGTGATAATCAGGGAACCTTTTTCGTAACGGTGGCTGATAATCTGAAAGAGCAAATCTGCGCCGGTTTTATCGATAGGCAAATATCCCAGTTCGTCACAAATCAGCAGATCCGGCTTGATGTATTTATTCAATTCCTGTTTCAGACGACCTGCGGAACGAGCGGCAGTCAGGTTATTCATAGCTTCTACCGCTGTGCAGAACAGGACGGAATGCCCCTTGAGACATGCCTCGTAACCGAGCGCGGTCGCAATATGCGTTTTCCCCAGTCCCACGCCGCCGATGAGAATCACATTGTTTTTATCTTCGATCCATTTCAGTCTGAACAGATTGCGCACCTGTGGTTGGTTGATCTTTTTCGGCCAGCTCCAGTTAAACTGATCCATGGTTTTGATTTGCGGGAATCGCGCCTGGCGTATCCGGCGTTCGATGGCGCGGTCACGGCGCTGATGGACCTGGGCCTGGATCAATTCAGAAAGATACTGGACATGCGTCCACTGTTTTTGAGACGCCTGCTTGGCCAGAGACTCGTATTGTTCCCGGATAAGCATAAGCTTCAGATATTTCAAGTTTTCCTCAAGTTCTGTGTCGTGTGTAATTTTTTGCGTCATAGCGTTGCTCCTTTGGCATCTTGTAACGTTTTATTGTAAATCTCCATATCCGGCTGTTCCATATCCATATCCAGGAGATCCTGGCTTCGAGTAAGAATCAATGCCCCGGGTTGGGGCAGTTTTCTGGCGCGTTGCTCCAAAAGATTGGCAATATACTCGCAGGAGAACGCCTGTAGAACGAAGGCATCCTCAATCGCCCGGGCGACTTCATCTTTGCTGTAGATTTCGCTTAAAGCGACGATTTTGACGATATGATGTTGGGGATTAATCCGGCGCTGCTCCAACTGCCGGTAATAGTCCTCGGTTCTTGGAGAAAGCATCAGAAAGCGCATAAAGATTTTCTGATCCCTCGCTTTTTTGCGCTGGGCAATCAACTCTTTGGGATGATCCGGGTTTTCAATATCCTTATGGCGGTCATAACTGCGGACATGCCGGGCGATCAGTTTTTCGCAATGGTAAATACATACCCGGTCGGGATAGGTTTTCAAAGTCAGCCTTTGACCGGCATATTCCGCCGGGACGGAGTAGCGGTTGGCGTCCAGGATTATTCGGAACTGCTTGTCGGCTCGGACTTGGGAGATGGTTGCAATATCATAAGACAATGCGGCGGGGAAAATCAGACTGCCGCGTTCTTCGCTGAACATCTCCACCGGTTTTTTGCCGGATTCCCTGTGAATACGCACATTGGCTATAGTATCCAGCCAGTTGATGGCCGCCGGGTTAACCATCTTGAAATCGGATAGATTCAAACCAGCCAGGAAGTTTTTCTTGACGTAGCCCACGCCATTTTCCACACGTCCCTTTTCGTTGCCTTTGCCCACGGCGCAGGGGGCGATGGTAAAACCATAGTGGTTGGCAAAGTCCAGATATTTGGGATTGAGAACCGGATTCTGCCCCAGGACCCTTTTCAGAACGGCGGATCTTAAATTGTCCACCATAATTCTTTTGGGAACACCCAAGCGGTTAAAAGCATTTTGATGGCAGGCCAGAAAATGCTCCATGGACTGGGAAACGGTAAACTCGACATACATCATGCGACTGTAGCAAAGCACCATGACAAAGAAGCTGAGCTTGCGGCTGGTGGAACCGACACGGATGGAGCCATAGGAGCCCCAATCGACCTGGGCGCACTCCCCGGGGGCAAACGACAACTTCAGAAACGGTTCCACCCGGTGAGGCCTGATTTTGCGCACATATTCCTTAACGATGGTATAGGCGCCGTCATACTGTTCTTCCTGGATGCGCTGGAAGATTTGGGTTGCCGAATAGGGATACCTTTCCAGCAGGCTGATGATCTGCGCTTTGAACCGATCCAGTTTACTTTGGCGGACGGTTGCCTTTTTCGGAGTATATCGCTTTTGGTTGACCCATTTCCGCACGGTACGCTCGTCCAGTCCAATGGCCAAGGCAATCTGCGGGCAGGTCAACCCCTTATTTTCGTGGGAAGTCTTTATTCTCATGAAGGTTTCATAATCAATCATGTCGTCCCTCCCATGGCCCGTTGAAGAATCTCGCGCAGGGAAAGAGGTTTGTCCATAACGGAACGTGTGCAGGCTTCTTTTTCGGCGCTATCCAACTCCAACACCTGATATAAAGGCTTTTGCCAGGCAATCAGGCCATTGTGAATCAGGTTTTGCCTGGCGCCCCCCAGGGTGATCTCATCCATGGAAAGATGCTTCATAATTGTCGCATCCCCGTAGTAGCTTAGTCCCCGGAAATCGCCAACGGTGACCAAAAACAGATAAAGCGCTGCTGCCGGGTGGCTGCAATGTTCGATATGATGGTCACGTATTAAACGCTGATCCAGCCAGCTGAACCGTTTGGGCGCCTGGCGGACTCTCTCGGGGAAAATAGGTTCTTTCAGCATCATGTGGTTGTCCTCCTTTGCTTTGGGTAGAATGATGAACAATGTCTTGACCCAATTGTAGCAAACGGCGGACGGTTATATCGATGTCATCTTGTAACGCAGATCCCGTCATATTGGCTATTAATCCCAATAATACAATGGGTTGCCGTTTTATGATGTCTTGTAACGCACGAAAAGAGGGATCGGTTGTATCTGTAGTGTTTTCAGATTGTTGCAAATTTAAGGTCTCTTGTAACGCACTGTCCGTTTTGTCGGATTTCTTGCGCCAGTAACCCGGGTGCTCTTTTCTCCATTGCTGGACGCGCTGAACATTGCTTGGTCCGCAAAAATAATCCTGATTTTCCGGCTTTTCCATCCAGCGCTTTTGGCTGGCTATCTTGCTGGCTTCTCTGCATCCCGGTTTCTTGCAGTATTCCTGACGAGAGGCATTGCGGGCATCCGGCTTGTACAACTTATCGCAATTACGGCATCTTTTCTTTATTATACACACCATTGTCTTCATATCTCCTGAAGACAATGGTAGATGAAAACAAATGATTTTTTTATTGTAATGAAAAAAACCGAACGGAAGAAAACGAAGAAGAAAAGAAAATAATAATTTTTATAATTTTTCAGGGAAGAATACGGAAGGTTCTAAAACATCATTTTCAAACCGCCGAATAAAATACATTTTCAGGTCGCCGCTGACAGCCAGGCGCTTGGTGGAACGACTTGATATCCATTACACTCCGAAACACGGCAGCTGGCTGAACATGGCGGAGATCGAACTCAGCGCCCTGAAAGGACAGTGCCTTGATCGCCGGATTCCCGACATGGCAACCATGCAGACTGAAGTGGCTGCATGGGAAAAAGACCGAAATAACCGTGCGAAAAATATTGTCTGGCAATTCACGACACCGGACGCTCGGATCAAACTGAAACGTCTATATCCGAATTTATAGATGTTACATGGTACTAGGAGAAGAGCCGGATGATGGAATTTGGCAGAAGGGCGTATTTGGAGGGGAAGAAAGAGGGTAACAGGTTAGGCACGTTTGACTTTCTTGGTTTTACTCATTACATGACCCGTAGCCGCAAAGGTGGTGCGAGA